GTATTAGCTAACTTTACACCAAAAGGCAAGTCATGGCACAGAAACCATTGTCACAAGCTGAAATGCAAGAAGTAATGAATACTTATGCAAAGACGGGTAGCAAGACCGAAGCAGCTAAGTTACTAGGTATAAACCCCAATACTTTTCACTCAAGAATGGCTATCTGTAGGGCTAACGGCATCCAGCCCACAATTAAAGTAGCCAACAAAGAACTTACCGACCTTTTAGAAGCAAAAGATAAGATTCGCCAACTTGAATCAATGCTTCATGGACAGCGTGAAGAAAAGCTAACATCCGATTACATTAAAAAAGTAATCTTAAAGATGTCTACTAACAAGGTTTCTACCCCTAACTGGTTAATAAAGCCCCCTAAAGGTAAGACAGTTGCTGGAATTCCGACCCTGTTTGCTTCAGATTGGCATTGGGGCGAGGTCGTAGACCCCAATCAAATCAATAATGTCAATGAATACAATGTCGCTATCGGTCAAGATAGGGCTAAGGTAATGATTGAAAAGACCATAGACCTACTTAAAAACCATGTAGCGCACTCTGACTATGAGGGGATTGTCTTTGTGCTGGGTGGTGACATGGTATCGGGTGACATCCATGAAGAATTAATGGCTACCAATGCTATGGAAATCATGCCGACGGTCATTGATTTGTTTGGCGTTTTGATTTGGTGTATTGAAACATTGGCAAATGAGTTCGGAAATGTCTTTATTCCGTGCGTAAGTGGCAATCATGGGCGCAACACGCACAAGATTAGGGCTAAAGGCCGTAACTTTACTTCGTTCGATTGGTTACTCTATCAGTTCTTGAGTAAACGATTTGAAGGAGATAAGCGTGTTCAATTTCATATACCCGATGGCCCTGATGCCTATTATTCAATATACGGACATAAATATTTACTTACACATGGGGATCAATTTCGTGGGGGTGACGGTGTCATTGGGGCTTTAGGGCCAATCATTCGTGGTGACCATCGTAAACGATCTAGGAACGCTCAGATTGACATGGAATACGACACAATGCTATTAGGTCATTGGCATCAGTTAATCCAGTTAGAGCGTCTTATAGTGAATGGTAGCCTTAAAGGTTACGATGAGTACGCTTACAGCAACAACTTTGGGTTTGAGCCACCCCGTCAGGCTTTATGGCTTACGCATCCCGATCACGGCTTGACTTTTAGTATGCCCGTGTATGTCGATAGAAAGAAAAAGAAACTTAATTCTGAATGGATTAGTTGGAAATGAGGTTAAATCCTGAAGTTATCCGCAATGCGTATGCCAGCCTCTGCTGCTCATACCCATTTACCAAGTGGAATCTTCCTGTACCTGAAGAAATTGAATTTATAGTAATCCATGACCCTGAAACAATGGGTACTTATATGTACGATTGTGGAGAGGATTATGAACATACTATTACGATTAGTTCTGCTCGCTGTGGTCATTATTACACTATGCTCACAACGCTTTCGCATGAGATGGTTCACATGAGTTTTCACCGCCAAAAGGGTGATAAATGGTCACATCATGGCAAAGCCTTTAGAACCCGTTGCAAGTTAATAGCAGAAGAACTAGGTTTTGACGGGCTGGAACTATAAAGTTACTAGACAGTAATTTTTTTGTATAGTAACTTATATGTTACCCATGAGTATCAATTTTTATACATATTGATGCCTATGTGTATAGTTATTGACAAAAAGTATACATATCAGCAGAGTTGTAGACATTTTTGTAAAGTTTTGGCGGCTAATTGTAAAGCCGTAGACATGGAATTGTAAAGTTTTGACTTATAAATAAGTCCATAACTACATTAATGGTTTATTTATGAGTCATTAACTAAACCTTACAAAATTGCCCGTTCGGGAATATTTGTGTAATTTACGCTACTTTTTCTTATATTCTTCCCGTTCGGGAAACTTTTTCTTACAAGATAAATGTTGTGTTTCCACATTACAAGGTTTACTTTGTTATTGCTTGGAAATTTACTTTGTTATGCTTGTCAATGTCCTATTTTTGCATGACTTTTTCTTTAAATTTCATGCACTTACACCATTATTTTTTTAAGGTGGTTGTCCGATATTTGTATACTTATTTAGCCAACAAATACAGTCCAATATTACTAAATGCGTAGCCTGTAAAGGTTATTCCCATTCCAATCTGACCTTTAATAAATTGCATAACACCGATTGATAAGTAAATACAGCCTACAAAAGCGATTAGCCAGCTACTCATTTATAAGCCTTTTTGTTTGTTCAAGGAGTTTTTCTTCCGTGATAGCGTACTCCCGCTCAAAGCGTTTTCTACCCATTCCGTGAATACTGGTATTTGATCCTCGATGGTGGTAGGGACACAAGCCAATGACGGGTGCTTGAGCGCGAGGGATGTTACCTCGTCTAATGTGATGCAGTTCTGCTGGCGTTCCCTCATTACCTTGATGCCTGCATAACGAACACCCAAGCTCTGCGATATTTCTAAATCGTGTTTTATCACTTTTATTCATGCCTTGCAAAATCTTTGTGATATTGATTCCTAGCTGCAACAGCCATTAAATTAGCAATTTGCTTATCTTTATAAGTTCCAATGTTTATTTTTTTTCCTTCAACATAAACGCAAACTCTCCAATTATTTCCATGCTTGCTTATTCCTTTATATCCTGAAATATTTTTAGCAGATAACTTTTGATTCATGCCATTTTGCGATTTTGTTGCGGCTCTTAAATTATATATGTTGTTATTTAGTGGGTTTCCATCAATATGATCTATTGTTTCAGGAAAATATCCGTAGTGCATGGCATAAATTACCCTATGCGTACCAATTCTTTTGCCATCAACACTTACTGTTCCATATCCACTTTTTGATATAGTTCCCGCAATATTGCCGTTTTTGCGGTACAAATAGCCATCTTTGTAATTAAAGTTTTTATACAATGTATTCATGTTCAGCAATTTTTCTAAACCTTTCTTTTTCAAGCTTAGTAGCCATTAATATAGTCGCAGGATAGCTGTTCTAATTTATCCGCAGATTCCGCAATATCTACGCTTAATTCAAGCATTTGAGTGGGATCAGAAGATTTAAGGGCCTCATCATACATTTTGCAAAGTATTTTAAGAATTAAAAATTCTTCGGTTACTTTTAAAGTCATTTCAATATCCGATCTTGGTTGCGGTTTGATACTTCTAAGGTTTGCCATGTGGCGTGTCTTAATCTAGCGGCTTCAAGTTCCCACTTTAATTTCTCTGCGTTCTCCGTAGCAACACCAATGGCTTTACACAAATCCTGATAATCTTGACTTCGATACGCCTCACGCTCCTGCGCCCCGAGAGAAGGTTCAGTAGTTTGTGCCATTTTAATAGCTTTGAGGGAACTTTTGAACGCCTCAAGTTGCGCCAATTCGCCTTTAGCTTGTGCATATTTGCCTGCGTTTTCCAAAATAAAGTCTATACACTTGTTGGGGTCTATCTCTCTCATTTTCCTAATCTCTTTTTAATTAACATTTTTATTTCCGCTTCGGTTTCGGGGTTTTGTTGTATTAACTTGACCACCGCATCCCAGCCACGCTTCTTTGCTGCACCGATATACCAATCTACTAGGTACATTTGTTTTACTGCTTTGGGCCTATGAATAATCCCATGAATCATTCCTGCAAATGGGTCAGACTTCAAGTGTCCACCTAATTTTGTCGGCTTTGCTTTGCAAGGCGTTTCTTTGTCTTTTTTCATTTGACCAATCCTGAAACTTGCTAACTGTATCTAATTTCCAATTTGCCGCCTTATATATCGTACCAGTATGAACTTCGGTGTCTTGATAAGAAACCAGCTTTGTAACATCAGGAAAGCGTTTTTTAATATCTTTTACCATTTTAGAAATCATCCAAGTTGCCGTAAATTTAGGGGCATCAGGAGCAACAGCTAACCGCCTTAATTCAAGCCAAATTTGATCTTTAGCCATACGATTACCAGCAACAGGGTCAGTCCACATAGCAACAGCAAAACAATGATCTTGATACTCTGCCCCATAAAACACTTTGTGAGCATTTCTAACCATGTTTGAATGGCTTGTAACAGGTAATCTACTGTGCCAATTCATGTTTTTATCCATTGCATAATTTACGCCAACTTCACGCAAATTCATAATTGTTGGAGATGCAGGAGTAATACGCTCTTGCATAAATAAATCTATCATGTTTCAATTTGCTTTATTTTCTGACTAATGCGTGATCTTAACGCCTGCCAGCCTTCACCAGCATAGGGAGTTATACCTATTTCTTGCGCTTTTTTAATGGTTAATTCTTCTGTAGCGTAAAAAGGCAATTCAGGCTTTTTAAGCGGTTCAATGTCGATTTCGTCAGTCCAGCGTTCATTGTTTAAAAAAGTGGCGGGGTACGGGATAAAGTCTTTGGCCGTTTCTTTAATCTTCCAGTATTTAATGTAGTTAGGCATGGCTTCAAGGCACTCTACCTGCTGTGCTGGGGTTAGCTTATTCCAAGATTTTTCAGCGTCCTTGCGCCCCATCTTACGGGGGTACAGGTTATAAAACTCAATGAATGACACTTATCTGCTCCCGTAACGCTGCACATTCTTCTTCAAGCATCTTATTTTTTGCTTCGAGTTCTGCCAATTTTAGGTGTATTTCGTGCAAGATTTGCTGTAAATTCATTTTCATTTCCTTTTTTCACGGGTTTATATTTATCTACTGCTTTGGTAAGTAATGCTACTAATCCCCATTGCACAAGCGTTTCAAGTCCTTCTTTATCGAAATCTACTTGGGCAATAGCTGACCCATCAGGGTTCTCTTTAACTATCTTTACAAGTATCTTCATGGTTTGCAAACTTTATAATAGGTTTATCCAAAGCCAGTTTAGCAAGTTCGATGTACCTATCGACTTCTAGTCTATCTTCCCCACCAATAGCAGCGTTGCTGTGAGCAATCGGTTTACCCATTGTGTCGTAATAAACTTCGCGAATTTCAAAGTAATCTTCGTAGGGATTGCTCATGTTTACTAATCTTAGATTCCAAGTCATTTTGTACTCCAAAAGTTAATCTAAATGAAGTATATGTTAAGTTATCTTAATAGTAAATATTTTTTAATTGTGTTGTTTTTTTGTCAGGATTGCAAGATTCAAGGACACAGCTATCCCTACTATGAGGAATAGCTTGTCAGTCTTGCTTAGTTCTGAGGTGTACATATTGCTTCGATGTCTTTATCGTGTCTAGGTCTGTCTTTATCACATCATCGGTCTATCCATACAGGACGGTTCTTCTTACTATCCAAGCAATAACGGATAGGGAAGGCACATAAGTGCTAGTAGTATCTAGAGTATTTACAGCCTTTACCGTTGCATCACGCTTGTGAACGGGCTAGATTGTGGGAAACAAAAAGGGCTTTAGGGGTAATTTTGTGATTGATCGGCTTGGGAAATACCTCTTATCTTATTTCCTAAACCCACAAAACTACCTCTAAAACCCTATTCTGAGTGATCAATTCCTCAATATGTCTATTGTATACCAAGTCTTTCAAAATTAAAATCCCCGTGAAAGCCAAAAGTCTTAATATTTGACAGTTCGCGCTCAAAGCTAAAGTACCTAGCCAGTTCTTCGGGGGCAAATTTGATGCCTTTATCTTCTAAAAAATCTCTGTTTACATGGCAAATTAAGTCATCTTCGTTTTGGTCTATGTAGACAAACTCAGGCTGGGCGGTCAGTTCACATAGTTTTTTTGAGCGTAAGCTAAAGCCACCATTGCCTACTCGCCTGTTTTCAGGATGCCAATGCCATACCGCCCCAATGTAGTCATAGTCTAAAAATAGGGGTTTCCAAGCTTCGGGGTTAATGATGTACCCATCCCATTGCACTATCAAAACAAAGTCCGTGTGGATGTGTTTATGCAGTTCTTGTATGATAAACTTGCTATATGCCTGACGGCTATTAATTTGGGGGTTATTTATAAAAACTTCCCCGCCAAAATCAAAATATTCCCTACATTTGTCAAAACTTTGTTTAGCGCGGTCAGGCTGTACCGAATCAATACAACATAGCGTAATGTTGTTTAATCTAACTCGGGCCATATTAATTTGTAAGATAGCGGAAATAGGTTTTTTCTAGACCATAAACCGTGACTTTCTTTTTCTAGCGAGGCGGCTAGGATTACCAGCTTGTCATAAGGAATGTTGCCGTTTTGCCACATAGATACAGCAGCCACCGAAACTCCTACTAAATCAGCAACTTTTGTACATCCACCCAATAATTTAATCATTGCTCTTGTATTTTCCATAAGCTATCTTAACATTTTTACAACACTTTGCAAATAAACTATTGCAATCCTATTTAAGTTGGCTTAATATCTAAGTACGGCAAATGCCGTGATAACTAGGAGAAACTCAGATGAGTGAACAAGAGCAAGACTTTCAAAGCTTCCAACAACATTTGGAACGCATCTTTAAAGACCTCGATGACGGTGTCTTTTTAACAGCAGACGAAATTGGTGACCTACGCTATGCGTGTGGCCTGCCATCACCCGTTAAACCAAACCCCGTATTAAAAGCAGTCTTTAATGACTTTTCAACTATTTTTAGGAGCGCAAAATGATTATTTCAGATACATCAAAAGAATTTAAGATAGCCCCAGCAGGGCTTCACATGGCACGACTATATAGCATCATTGATTTGGGTCACCAAGCTACCGAGTGGGCTGGCGAAACCAAAATTATGCACAAGGTCGTATTAACTTGGGAATTGCATGGCGATGACGATACAGGCGCACCTTTAAAGACGGATGACGGCAAGCCGTTAATTGTGTCTAAGCGTTATACCGTTAGTCTTGGGGATCAGGCGCGGTTGCGTCAAGACCTTGAAAGCTGGGGCAACAAGAAGATGACCACAGAAGATAGAAAGAATTTTGACCTAAAGTCTTTGCTAGACAAGTTTTGCATGGTTAATATCACCCACTCAGAAGATGGTAAGTACGCTAATATTAGCGGTATTTCTCCTGTTCCTTCTGCCCTTCGCGCTGCTATCCCAGCAGGCATTAATCCTACTAACCATTTTTGGTTGGCAGAGTTTGACCAAGCCAAGTACGATGCGTTGCCAAAATACTACAAAGAAAAGATTACCGAAAGTAGTGAATGGCGCGGTCAGCAGGAGCGTGAAAAGAATGCACCCAAGATTGAGGATGACGAAATTGGGGATATTCCGTTCTAATGAGCCACGCTAACCAAATGTCTTTTGTAAAAAGTGTTCAGGGTTGTTTTCCTGACGCTTTTACAAACAAAAAGGTGTTGGAAATCGGGTCGTTAAACATTAACGGCTCGGTACGCCAATTTTTTACTAATTGCGAGTATTTGGGGGTAGATTTGGGCAAGGGTAAGGATGTAGACATGGTCTGTAAGGGTCATGAATTACCTTTTCCTAACCTGTCTTTTGATACCGTCATATCTTGCGAGTGCCTTGAACACGATACACATTGGGAAAAAACATTTCAAAAGATGTGCGAATTGTCTAAAGATTTAGTAATTATGACTTGCGCTACTACTGGCAGACCTGAACACGGCACTACCGCGACCAATGCGGACGCAGCACCATTTACAAACGATTATTACAGAAACCTAGCTATCCATGATTTTGTTGATAACTTTGATTTTCACAACATTTTTAAACACTTTGGATTTGCTGTTAATTCTGACAGCCATGATATTTATTTTTGGGGAAAAAAATGATTGTTAAGGAAAAGCAACAAGATAGTGGGCATTGGTACACCCGTCAAGGAACGCCTGCCTACACCACGATTGGAAAGACGGGAGAAAGGCCTACCACGCTCAGAGATGCGCGTAAAGAAGGACTTTTGCCCAGCACGACCACAATTATTAATATTATGTCTAAAGCAGGGTTAGACACTTGGAAACAGCAACAAGTCTTATTATCTGCTTTAACGCTACCTAGAGAGCCACAGGAAGGCGAACAAGAGTGGTTGGTTAGGGTAATAAAGGACAGTCGCGAAACAGGCTACAAAGCCGCCAATCGCGGTACTGAAATTCACGGGATTATTGAAAATTGGTTTGAGCAAGTCTATATGCCCGAAAAGCCACCCTACCTTGACGCAATTGATAACGCGCTTAAAACTGCGTTTGGTGAACAGGCATGGTTATGTGAAAGGTCGTTTGCTCACCCGCTGGGCTATGGTGGGCGCGTAGACCTTATGTCTAAACCGATTAATGGTCAGGGTACAGGGTTTGTAGTAGACTTTAAAACTAAGGACACGGACTTAGACAAGGTTGATGTTTATTTTGAGCATGAATTACAGTTATCTAGCTACAGAGAAGGCCTAAACTTGCCCAACGCAAGGTGCGCCATCCTATTTGTCAATGGCACGACTAACCAAGTAAAATTAGTAAAAATAGAAGAACCCCAGCTTCAAAAGAGTTGGGAGTGCTTCCAACATTTGTTACGGGTCTATCAGATCAAAAACAATCTTTAATTCCTTCACGGGAACGGGGGAAAGCGTAAAGGAGCGAGTACCCCAACTTCTTTGTTGTATTTTTGCACTTAGGGTTTTCCTTAGATAAAATGTATTGACAGGGTTAAGCTAACTTAATAAACTGGGTGTACTCAATAACGAGTGAGATAGGAGAAACAAATGACAACAGCTACAAAAATCAAAAAAGGCCCATTTATCGGCTCTGCTTACGAAGGCGATACTTTGTTAGATATTCATGGGTACGATGGTTACTTTGAAGAAATCTACATTGCAGGTACGGACATTGACGTTATTGAAATGATCCACAGCTTAACAAGAATCTCCTTCGATAAGTTTGAAGAAGATGCCCGTGTACAAATGTTTGGTTAAGGAGAAAATCATGAAAGACATTATCGGAGCGTGTTTATTAGGTGCTGTACTGGGTGGAATGATGGCCTACGGTGTACCAGCTAAAGCGCAAACTTACCCTGTAACAAACGCACAGGGCTACAGTCAAGGCACGGTACAAATTAACGGCAACACCGCACAGTTTGTAAACCCTATGGGCTACACCACTCAGACTGCTACTATCTATCCTAATCAAGTTGTAATAACAACACCAAATGGTTACACGACAAGCGTCATTGGCAATACAGGTTACACAACGCCACCTAGCCCACCAACACCTATGTCACCAAGAGTAATGCAATGATTCATGAAGTCTTGATTACCGACTTTATGCGTAAGATAGCCCACGACAGGTCAGAAAAGATGGGTACTTTGCGGAACAGCATTTCTAAGGGCGAGGGTAATGTCATTGGGTTTTTGGGTGAACTTGCAGCTTTAACGCTGGTCGGTGGCAAGATTGTTGATACTTACGACTACGACATCTTATTGCCCGATAACAGGACTATTGATGTCAAAAGCAAACGGGCTAAAGTTAAGCCATTGGCGCATTACGAGTGTTCCGTGTCGGCCTATAACATTAAGCAAAAATGCGACTTTTATTGTTTTGTGCGGGTTACCAACGAATTTGATAAGGCATGGGTACTAGGAATCATAGAAAAACCACAGTTTTACCAGCAAGCAAACTTTGTCAAAAAAGGAACTTTAGACGGGGATAACAATTTTGAGATAAAAGACGATTGTTATAACCTAAAGATTCAAGAGTTAGACGATGCACATTCTGTCAGATGCACCTTTAAATTGGGAAAATAATGGAC